ACAAGTCTTTACTTGATCTACTTGTGCGGACTGACACCAAACTTGGTGTCAGTGGGGGGTCTGGGGGGGTGAATACCCCCTATTTTCCTATCCGTTGCCAAGGCTGTAATCGCCTTTTGGCGGATTGCGTTTGTAAGCCTGGCTTGGATTATTGATGTGTGAGTGTCCTGAACCTGTCCCTTGTGATTTTTGCAACTCGATGGTAGAAGTGTGTGAGTATCAGGGAGTTCATCTCTGTACGGAATGTTTAACTTGGAGGTGTGATCGTGAAAAGGCATCGTCTTTCCGGTGGTAAGTCTCGTCGTATGTTTACGAAGCATGCGTCTTATCCTCATCCGATGAACGCATTGACGGGCGCTGGCGGCCCTATGCGTGGCGGTATTCGTTTGTAATGCCTTGTTATAAGCCCGTGAAGGCTTTTTACGGGACGAAGTTGCCTTCTGGTAAGCGTGAGATTGTATTTTCGTCTGGCCAGGCGGAGTCATGTCTAGATCTGAAATTGCCTTGCGGGAACTGTGTAGGTTGTCGTCTCGAGCGTGCTCGCCAATGGGCGATGCGATGCTGTGATGAAGCTTCTCTTCACCGTGATAATTCTTTTATCACTCTTACCTTTTCCGATAGCAATTTGCCTTTTAATCGTTCTCTGGATGTCGGGATTTTTCAGCGCTTTATGAAGCGTCTTCGTAAGGAGTTGGATCCTGTTAAGATCCGGTTTTTTCATTGTGGGGAGTATGGTCCTAAGACTTCTCGTCCTCACTATCATTCTCTTATTTTTGGCTATTCTTTTCCCGACCGGTCGTTTCTTAAGACGACATCTTCGGATGAAAAGATTTATACGTCCAAGCAGTTGGATCGTGTGTGGGGTAATGGTTATGCATCTGTAGGTGATCTGACTTTCGGCTCGGCGGCTTATGTCGCCAGGTATCATTTGAAGAAAGTCGGTTCTGTTGTGTCGGATAATCACTATGTGAATCCTGTTTCCGGCGAGATTTTGACTCCTGAGTATGTGACGATGTCTCGTCGTCCGGGTATTGGTTCGGCTTGGTATGATCGTTTTAAGTCCGATGTGTATCCCAGGGATTCACGGGTAATTAAAGGGCTTGACACGAAGCCCTGTAAGTTTTACGATTCGCGTTATGAGCTTGAGTCGCCCGATGAGTTTCGTGCTTTGAAGCTTCGTCGTTCCCGCCTGGTTGACCTGAAAGATAATACGGAAGACCGTCTTGTTGTGAAAGAAAAAGTGAAGCTTGCGCAGATCGCTTCGCTATCTAATTCTCTGGAGGACATTTATTCATGATACAGAAAATGTTCGCGATTCGTGATTCCAAGGCTTGTGCGTTTTTACAGCCTTTCTTTTCTTCGGCCAATGGTTCGGCGCTACGTGCGCTTTCTGACGCGGTTTCTGATGGTAAGTCTCCACTGGCTCTTCATCCCGAAGATTATATTCTTTATGAAGTGGGTTCTTTTGACGATAATACCGGCGAGATTGTGGGTGTGACACCGATTAAGTTGCTTGCTTGTGCGTCTGATTTTCGTGAGGGTACGGAGGTACGGACACCTATTTCTAATCAGCGTATTACACCAGAAATGATGGAGTACACTAAAGTTCCTAAGGATTTACTTAATGGAAAGAAATAGACGCAATTATGATACGGCTTGGTGGATACGTTGGGCGATTGAGACGTTGCTTTCAATATTTGTGAACAGGAGATAATTATGCTTCCCTCGGTAATGAATCAAGGTCATACGTTTTCGCGGGTTCCTCAGATCAATATTCAGAGGTCTTCGTTTGATCGGTCTCATGGTCGTAAGATGACTTTTGATGCGGGGTACCTGAATGTTTTTTATCGAGACTGGATGTTGCCAGGTGATACGTTTAATCTGAACGCAACGATTGTAGCTCGTCTTTCTTCTACGGCTTTGACGAAGCCTGTTATGGATAACATGTATTTGGAGACGTTCTTTTTCTTTTGTCCGATTCGTTTAGTGTGGACGAACTTTCCTAAGTTTATGGGTGAGCAAGCCAATCCTGGGGATTCGACGTCGTATTTGATTCCTACGATTCCGACGCCAGCGGCGGGTGTGGTGACCGGGTCATTGACGAATCAACTTGGGATTCCGTTCTTTGCGGCTTCGAAGTCGATCAACACGTTGTGGCATCGCATGTATAACTTGACGTGGAATCAGTGGTTCCGCGATCAGAATATGCAGAGTTCCGTGGTTGTGGATGTGGATGATGGTCCTGACACATATTCGGATTATGTGCTTCTCAAGAGAGGGAAAAGGCACGACTACTTTACGAGTGCTACGACGAACGCGCAAAAAGGAAATTCTTTGACCATCCCTATGGGCACTTCGGCCCCTGTGATTGTGAAGCAGAGTAATACGACCCCTGTTATTTTAGCGGCAAGTGCCGCGGGTCATGCGTCTCAGATCAATCAGACGGAGATTAAGTCGTCTGCTTCGGCTGAGTTGTATTCTAATCCTTATGCCGGTAATATTATCTTTGACCCGAATGGCTCCTTGATTGCCGATCTTTCTACGGCGACGGCTTCGACGATCAATGCCCTTCGTCAGTCGATTGCGCTTCAGCAGATGCTGGAGATTGATGCAAGGTCGGGTACTCGTTATACAGAAGTTGTAAGGGCTCATTTCGGGGTTACCTCACCTGATGCTCGCTTGCAACGCGTTGAGTTTTTGGGTTCTGGTCAGACTCAGATTAATGTTAATCCTGTGGCGGGTACGAATCAGGCTGGTTCTGGCGCGACGGCGGCCGGTCAGCTGACGGCTTTTGGGACAGCCGTCGGTGGTGGTCATGGTTTTACTTATTCTGCGACGGAACACGGTCTCGTTTTAGGTCTCGTTTGTGTTCGGGCTGATTTGACCTATCAGCAGGGTGTTCATCGTGATTTTACGGCGTCTACGAAATACGATCTTTATTGGCCGGCGCTCGCAAATATTGGCGAGCAGACTGTTTTGCAGGGAGAGATCTTTGCGGATGGTACGGCCAATGATAATGTTGTTTTTGGTTACCAGGAGCGATATGCGGAGTATCGTTATAAGCCTTCAGAAATAGTCGGTTCTTTCGTTTCGAATCCGAGTGGTGGTGTGACGTCTCTTGAGGCGTGGCATCTTTCTCAGGATTTTGCCGCGGCTCCTACGTTGGGTAATACTTTCATTCAGGAGACCCCGCCATTGAGCCGTATTAAGGCTGTGACGACCGAACCGGACTTTTTGATGGATTCGTATATCCGGCTTCATTGTGCTCGTCCTATGCCGCTTTATGGCGTTCCTGGCTTAACGAGGCTCTAATATGGGTTGGTCTTTAGGGAAGACTTTAGGGAGCATTGGCGCTGTAGTTAACCCTGTTTCTATGGTGGCCAATGCTTTTTCTTTTGGTGCTGATATCTATTCGGCTAAACAGCAGTCTGAGAACGTGGATAATACGAATGCTCAGAATCTGCGTATTGCTTCGGAAGGTAATGCGGCGTCTGCCGCTCAGGCTCGTGAGCAGATGGCTTTTCAGGAGCGTATGTCAAATACGTCACATCAGCGTGAGGTGGCCGACTTGAAGTCGGCCGGTCTTAATCCTTTGCTTTCTTTGAATCAGGGTGCTTCTTCTCCTGGTGGTGCGATGGGTTCTGTTTCTGTTCCTACGATGGAAGCCCCGCCTTCTCGTTGGGCGGGTGTGGCGAGCAGTGCTCGTGATTCCATACGTTTGTTGTCTGATATTAAGCAGATGTTGGCCATGACCAAGAAGGTTGAAGCGGAAGGTGATCTTGCTGTGGGTGAACGTAATTTTATGCGTTATGATCCTCAAGCTTATTTTATGTCGAAGTTTGGGACTCGTGATACGATCACGGCTCGTTTTGTGGCTGATTTAATGCGTAAGTATTCTGGTCGTAAGGAGCCCGATTGGGTTGGTCAGCGTAAGTTGCAGTTGAAGAGTGATGTACCCTGGTATGAGCGTGGATTAGGTGGATATAAGGATTAGGAGGATTTTATGGGAAAGTTAGATAAGATTGACTGTTCTAAGGACGAGAAGTTGACTCAGCAGTCTTCTAAGGATGAGTGTGATATTAATTTGATTGTTGAGCGAGCGAAGCGAGGTGCTGACATTACTCATTTAACGACTAAGGTTCCTCAGTATGGAGACTTCACTCAGATTCCTACAGACCTTCGTGAGTGTTTATTGCAGGTTCGTAAGGCCGATGCGGCCTTTATGTCCCTGGATGCCGCTGTTCGACGGCGTTTTGAGAATGATCCTGTTCTTCTCCTTGATTTTCTTAATGATCCCAAGAATCGTGATGAAGCGATTAAGTTGGGTCTTGTGGCGGCTCCTGAGGTAACTGTGCCGCCTGTGGTGGAGCCTCCGGCTCCTCCTATTGCTGATGTTTCTGGTTCGAAGAAGTCGAAGGCGAAGCCTGTAGACGAATGAGGACATCAGATGTGTTTGTTTTCTCTATGTTTTGTTTTGTTATTTATTGTTTATTTATGTTAATAGCCGAGGGTGCTTTGTGTTAAGTTCTATTTATCGTGTGTTCCCGCGCGTGGTTTTTCGCGTGCGGGTTATTCTAGATTTTATAGCTACTGTTTTTGCTGTGCACCCCCGGCGTTGTTTGGGGGGCGCTGGGGGGCCGGCGGCCCCTTTTAGGGGGTCCGGGGGATACGCCCCCGGTGGTTACACTGTATTTTATGGCCCTAAGTGGGCCTTTTGTTCCCCCCCTGTTCCAGGGGGGGCTGGGGGGGTTCCGCACAAGTCTTTACTTGATCTACTTGTGCGGACTGACACCAAACTTGGTGTCAGTGG